TTATTTTGTATGTATAAAACAGTTGCTGTTGCAGCTCCAGTAGAGCCATCTTCAGTTCCTGCTACAAAATCTGCGAATACTTCCATATCAGTAGTTCCTACATCAGTTGCTTCAGTATCTAAAGTACCGTGTGTAGTTCCTAATGCTTTAACATTTTGTAAACTAATGAATGCATTGTCATCTGTACTATCACCAATAGATACAGTTGCTGTTCCACTATCATTATTTACAGTTGTAACGTTTAAAATTACATCTATAATTTGTGAATTAGCTGGAACGATTGCAACACGTTGATTTAACGCATCTGCTCCGATGATATCCAACACAACAGATTGTGCCATTACTACTGACCCAATGTTAGTTACATTAGTACCAATTGTGGTACCTGTTGTAGCTGGTATGTTACCCGCTTTAATCGGGCCTGAAAAAGTTGTTGTTCCCATTGTCTTACTCCTTATGTTGTTTCTGTCTGCTTACGCAGTCAATAGGTTTATTTTAATCTAATGCAAGGGGGCATATTTCATCCCCCTCACATTCAAAGCGTTAGGCTGGATTAGAACCGTATACGCCTCTCCAGTCAGAGAAGCCAAATACATATCTCTCACGAGATTTATATCTTACGTTTCCAGTCTCAAAATCACCTTCCATCTTAGTTTCGATTGGAGTTCTAGTGAAGTGCTTCATACCGTTAGGAACGTCAGTTCTTAACCACCAATATTTACTGTTAGTAAATCTGTGGTTAACATGATATCCACCAGCTACCATACCTTTAGATACGATTGCGTTGACATCATTGTCTGCAGTTCCAACTCTGTATGGAGACGCCATTAGTCTCTCCGCCACGAATACCAATTGTCTTGGAATGTGTAGAGTTCTAGCCTGAGCTGCGATTGGAATCGACTTGTCATCAGTATATCCAGCAACATCAATTAAAGCTTGTTCCAGAGAAGTCTCTGAAAGCTCTGCTTGAGTTGTAGGAGTGTTTGATCCAGTTGAACCATCTTGTAGTGGATGAGCATTACTTACTAATGCAACACCGTCACCACCAGCATACACACCAGCTGTAAAGCTATTGTTGTATACCGCAGCACCTTTTGTTTGTTTAGCAGCAGCCATTGATCTAGCTAATGCTTTTGTTAATCTAGTTGATAACTTATCATATAAGTTATCTTCCATTGCTTCTTCAGTGATTGAGAAAGCCATAGCAACAGTTTCGTTTGTGTAGCGAGCTACCCAACCTTCACCTGTTTGTGCGTAATTTACGCCTTGACCTTCAAACTTAGTTGAAGCTTCTCCAAAGCCTGGAAAAAGAACTTCTTCTTCAAAGGCTCTGTTTGATTTTTCGTTCTCAAAGAGTACGGCTGCTTCATCTTCGTAACGTTTATATTCCGTTCCAAAGATAGCATGTAAACCCGGTACTAATTCTTTGAGTAACTGACCTCTAGTTATAGCCATAGTATTTTACTCCTTTAAATTAAGCAGTCGGGAAGTTGCCGTCATAGACACCCCAAGAATGCGTGTTAATTTTAACAAGAACATCCATTGTAGTTCCTACTGCAGAGTAACTCAAATCTGTCTCAGCAGATCCTAAGATCTGAAAAGGGTACGCTTTTTGTGCAGCGTTTTGAGTGTTACTTGCTGTAGAAGAATCCAATGAAGATCCTGCTTTAAATGTTGTTGCGGATCCAGCCCCAGTTAAGTTCTGTGCATTTGCTCCTACATCAGCAGATGTTAACGCAGCGACCGCTTGGTCAGCTTGCATTTTGAAGATCGTTGAAGGATCGTCATAAACATATGCTTTGTATTGTGCTTTTGCCACAGTACCGTTAGGGATAGATCTTACGAATTTTACGTCGCCTGAACTGTTGTCTTGATATTCTGCGCCCCAGAAAACACCAACAAGAGCACCTAAGTCTCCGTTGCCAATGTCTACTACTAATAAGCCACTAGTTAAATTACAAGTATCACCTTCAAAATATGCTGAAGGTGCAGTTGCAGCGATGCGATACCCATTACCATCAACCCAATTGTTAAGACGAACTGTCCCACCATTTGATTGACGTATAGGTGATAATCCATAAGCCATAATAATCTCCTTATTTACTTATGCACTAAGTTCGATTAAATGACTAACGCGGTGTTAATCTTCAAACTTAGCGTTTTTTCCCGCTGAACCTCTTGTTACAGAGGTGGTAGATTCATCTACCACAGGCATGCTTGAGTGAGAAGCGCTTTTTAAATCTTGCCCATATGCTTGAGCCGCTTTCTTCGTTTGATCTTCGTAGTACTCTCTTTTCTCAGTAAGATAGTCTGAATCCATTTTCATCAAAACTAAATCACCAGATCGGACAGCACCTGCGTGTTTGCCTGCTGACATTACGTCGGCTATATAGTCTTTACCTAATTCCTCAGGTTTAACTAGCTCATAACCTTCGCGTAGTCTTTCATGAACATTGGCATCATCTGGATTGTTTAACAACTCATGTCTCACCCAAAGATACTCAGTACCTTCTGGAGCAGGAGGTGTCTTCAATTTTGAAGGTGCCTCAAATGTTCTTTTTCGAGTTGCCGAATCTCTAGTTTTACGGCTTGTTTTAGTTGCTTGTGTCATATTAGCTCCCCGCCTCATTTTGGCGCAATTTTTGTCGCGCATATTCATTATAGGAAACGTTAAGACGATCAGCCATTTCTATTTCAGATTTGGATAATCGCACCTTTGTTTTTCCCGGGGTGGCGCGCGTTCCACCGACAACTGTAGGAACCTTCCTAGCAGTTCTTTTTCTCATATCAGGAAACTCAGCTATTAATCTAGCATCAAGTTCACTGTAATATTCTTCCGAACCATCTTGAGGTGCAATGCCCTCATCAATAAGTTCTTTATGAATAACCAAAGCTGCTTGAGTTTTTATTCTGTCCGCAGTTTTGTTTCCACCAAACCAGCTATTCCTTTTCTGCCAAGCTAATGCTTTGCGATCAGGAAGAGGTTGTTCTAGTTTAGTGTCAGGTTTCTTTGCAGTTTCCTTTACTTCAGAACTTTTAGATTTGGATCCCAAATCTTTTTCTGCTCTAGCCTTATATTGTTTGGCCACCAGTCTTTCTGCTTTCACAGAGGCTAAGACATCAGTTGCTTTAATCTCAGAGTCAACGTCACTGGCTTCTTTCGCAGTCTTTAGTACACTTAAAGCTTGTTTCTCTTGAGATTCCAATCTTTCCATATACTGGTTGATTGCATCAAGTTCAGAATCAGCTTGTTTAGTTTTAAGTTGATCCCTCTCGTTTAACCACGTTTCCTTTTCGTCTTCGTAGCCTTTGAGCTTTTCTTCAAGTTCCTTCTTCTGCGCAACAAGTCGCTTAATACGTTTTTCAGCGCGCTTGCCGAATACTTTATTATCTTTGGTATCTTCTTTAACCTCTGCCTCTGCTTCTTCAGATGTTTCTTCAACTTCTGGTTCAGCTTCGTCTTCAGTTTCTGATTCTTCCTCAATAACTTCAGCATCTTCTTCTGTAGATTCTTCAGATTCCTTTTTGGTTTCTGTTTCATCTAAGTCCTCAGGTAATTCCACGATAATATCATCATCTTCTTTACCTTCTTCTTTTTTTATTTCATCTATCATTTAGATCTCCTCGGTTGTGAACCGCGTTTATCACTATCAACATATATTATAGCCTAATTCATCTGGTAATGCAAGACTATTTATGTGTAATTTTCGTAGGATCAGGCACTATACCAATGACTTCATCATCATTTATTATAGCATATGTTTCTTTTTCATAAACAAACTTCAATCCTACATACTTTCCTGTAAGAACCCAGTCACCTTTTTTACACCATTTAGTGTCTTTATCATGGTAACAATCATCTCCCATATCGATAACTTCTGATACTACACAAGAAAATTTTGCTGCATCTACTGACTCATCAGTCAATATAATGCCCCCTGCTGTTTTATTAGATACTTCTCGGGGTTTTAATAGTAAGCGATAGCCTGCTGGTTTAGGTAAATCTTTAGCCATCATGCGTCTCCTTTACTAATTTAACTAATTCACTATGCAATCTAGATTGTAAATCTGCTAGGGTATGTTGTATACCTAACATATATTTATAATCTTCCATAGAAGGAGCACCTTGTAATATCTGCACTTGATTGGCATCAATAGACTCCTGTATTATTTTACTTAATCTCTCCTTATAATCCTTGGCTTCTGCCATATTACCTCCTGTAATAGTGAGGGGGCATTACGCCCCACTCGTTTATTTTATTTTTATTTCCTTTGGCCTCTTCTCCTCAGGTACAATTTTTTCTAATTCAATAGATAATAATCCGTTCTCAAATTTAGCGTCATTGACTATTACATCATCTGCTAATGCAAACGAACGAGTAAAAGATCTTTGAGAAATACCTCTATGTAATAAAGGATCTATGTTTTCAACTTTTTGAGTTTTTGGATTATTTTGTTTAATAGATTTAATTGTTAATAAATTATCCGCATAATTAATTGATACATCTTTCTTACCGAATCCAGCTAATGCTAAATCGATAGAATATTTAAGTTCATCAATTTTACGAATATTATATGGTGGGTAATTAGGAACA